ATAAACTAAAAAAGGGGTATTACTACCCCAATTCAAAACGCTATGTGCAAATTTACAAAGGAAACTTGAAAGAATCGATATTCTTAACTATTAACTTATCAACTTCTTTGCATTCGATTTTAAGAATCCGTCCGCCAAGGGGTTTAGGTGGTGCTCCACGTTCAACGTGCCAACCGTATGCGCCTTCTCCGTATTCTTCTTTGTACGTTCCTGTTAACATTAAATGAAGTTGCTTTTGTTTAATTGAGTAACCCATTTTAGCGTTGTGTTTAATTGTTTCCCTTACATCATTACGCGAACTATTTTCGTGAATGTGTCCCATAGTGAAAACGTCAAAGTCTTCGTACATTTCAAGCGCTCGTGTAAGGTTTAATGCGCCTTTAGTAACTACACCACCACCGCCTGAGCCGTGGTAGTATTTAACCTTAGTTGTTATTTGAGCGTTCCCGTGGAATGTTTGTCGAATAATTACCCAACCACCGTACCCTCCCGTTTGAACGCTTGAGCCACATTTATAGTTAAGTAGGTCTACGAATCTTTGAAGCAAGTCCGTTTCCTGATATTTAATTACTCCCGTTTCGTGGTTACCGTAGCCAATTATTTTTATAATATCCGCATAAGGCTTAAACCATTCCGAAGCCGTTTCAACTATCGAATCTAAATACCTTGAATTATTATGTTCGGGTCTTACATCGTCTTTGCTTCTTCTATTATCTCCGCGTCCCTGCATTAAGCAAAAGAAATCCCCGTTTATAATTACGGGAATGTTATTTTCTTTGCAAAAATCCAAGTTCTTTTTAAGTAACCCCCTATCGCATTTTGGGTTATCCCAATGTAAATCCGATAACATAGCTACGTGAACTTGTTTGCCGTCAAGTTGCAGTTCGTGGACGTTACGTCCGTGTTTAATTAAATTCATACGTTATATTTGCCCGAAATATCGGAAGAATAATTTAAGCCGCGAAATAAAGGCGCTGTTTAGAACAAACCTTAGAATAAAACCTAGGGCAAAAGCAATCAAAACCAACCACCACGAAGTACGGTATTTAACGACCTGAATAGCCTTCGCCGTTTTCCATTTTGTTTTACCTTCTATACGAAGTGTTTTAACTCGTTCTTTATAAGCTATTTTTTCTTGAAATCTTGTTCTTGGAATATAAACGTTTTTAAAAAACACAACGGAATCCTTTGTGGTTATAAACTTTTCCCAAAAGATAGTATCGTTTTTTATTACAGGGAACGAATCCAAAGTAGTTATTCGTATCGTGTCGCTATCGTTAACCACCTTTAACCCGTGTTTAAGCGCCTTTTTATAGTGGTATTGTGCCTTGCGTTCACTTGAACACGAAAACAGCGTTAAAACGCATATAAATGTAAATAAACGAATCATAAACTTTGAAGCATTTTAATCATACGTGGACAAGGGTAAATATCCGCTTTGTCTTTTCGTACGGAGTTGTGCGTATAAATTCCTTTTGCGCCGTCGAAGGCTGCCTTATCTAAACTCCAAATTTCTTTACGATATTCTTTAGGTATATTATAAGTTTCGCAAAGGTATTCAACGAGTTGCCGTGTAGATTCTATTTGCGCGTCCGTGTATTTGTACCAATGTTTGTACCCCTTGTAAGGTTCTTCCAACGTGGTAACGTTAGACGGGTTAACAACCCCCCCGACGTAGTTATAAAACTTGCCGTCTTTTTCTTTGAGCATACCCCAATTACAAATTTCTATTCCTACGCTTAATTTATTCAGGTTCTTATATTTTGAACCCATACGCGAAAAGTCTTCCGAATCAATGCCTAAGTGCCACGCCCAATGCTTACTAGAAAAACATTGTACTATCGTTCCGTTTTCTCCAACCACAAAGGCGGTCGCTATTTGTGAATCGTTACTATTCCACCAACGCGCCACCCCTTCCGCGTTTCCATTACCTGCCGTGTGGTGTAAATATATTTGCGTTTTGTCGCTTGCTTCTTCAAAGAATTGCCCTTTCGATAAACGCTTTTGTATTATCTTTTGAATATCAAGGTTTGAGCTCATCTAAATCTTGTTTGCTTCGGGTTACAAAATCTTTAAACGCTTTTAAAATGTTTTTGCCTGTAATGTCTTCGTAAGATTCGTTTATACTTTTAATTTCTATAAAGGTACAAAAGAACGTAAACGCTTTTGTTAATATTAAATCAACTGAAACAAACAACCCTAAAATATCTGCTAAAACGTATTTTTCTAAAAAGTAAACAACTAAAATACCCCCCGAATATAGAAAACTTTTTGAAACGGTGTTACTTAATCTGCGGGAACGAAACGACTTCCAACCGCCTAATTTTACGCTTCGCCATATACCGAAAAACATATCTAACCAAATAAACAAAATAGCTATTATGATTAACGGCGTAACGGGCGCTAAAATAGAAAAAAGCGAAAATAAGAAAAGTGCAATTTTAGTATTCATTATCGTAAAAGTCTAGCAGTTGAAACGTAACGTAAGTTCCGTAAGCAACTGCAAATAGTTTGTAAAAAGTATAGGGGGCTTCAAAGATTGTAACCAATACCGCAGAATACGCGAACAAATGATAAAGCAAAGAAATCCCTTGTAAATGGTTACGCATACAAAGCGGTTAAAAAGTCGTTTATATTATAGTAAGTTTCTTCATTAATTGACATCGAAGTATCGCATAAAATTATGCCTTTATCCGTAGGTACGTGCGCTTGCGTTTCGCTTAAAATTTCAGCTTCGCCTTCAAATAGGTATTCGAGTTCGTTTATTATAAACCCGTTTTCAATTGTTGTCAAATTAAGCATAGGAAAAAATTTTGAAAAGATTAATATTAGCTACATCCGCCAAGTTTTGACATTGCATTGTTAATAAAACGTAATTATCAACCGTTGCATCAAAAGCAACGTTTACCACCGCGCCCGTCGTATATTCCGAAAACGCTGCATTTGAATAGCTAGTTAAGTTAGTTCCGTCGTAGCTAAAGTTTCGCTCTACATACCCAAGGTATTGAGTACCGCCGCCGTTCATCGTAAAGGTAGTATTAAATAAAGTAGCGCCTGTTAAAGTGTTTGCCGTGTTAAAATAAATACGTCCATACATTTGACCTAAGTTACCGCTTTGGCGAAGCATCCTAAACACAACCTGAAGAATGTTATTATCTGTAAACGTGTTAGCGGGAATTAAAATAGAATGACAAACGGTTATTGTCGTTGCGCTTGTTGGTGTTCCTGCAATCCCTGAAAAAGCAAGTAAGGTCGGGTTAACTACGGGTACGGGAATAGCATCTATTATTTCCGCGCCTGTTATGCTTTTACTTATATAGCCGTCGGGCGTGTCTTGGGAAATTTCGAGTAAATCCGTTGCTTCTAAAATATCACCCTTTGGAGTTAACTCACTTATCTTTATTGCCATTGTTCAACTTTTTAATTAATTTTTGCAACTTAATAACGTTGCTTTTTTTTGGCGTGTATTCCTTCTTTATATTACCCATCCGCTATAATTTGAATCCGTGTTAGGGTATATGTCGCTATTCGTATTTAAATAGTATTCGGGAAACGTATTACCCGAAAACGCCATATATTGAATAAACCGCTCCGTGTAGTTTTGCGCTAAATACTTTTGCTTATCTACTAAAAAATCGACTTCGTTTTTTTCTACGTTTTGAGCGTTTTCCGAACTATGTTTAAAGATTCCTTTGTTGGCTAAGGTGTAAGCCATAAAAGGTAAGTATTCGACCATTGCCCAATGGATAAGCATAGGCTTTAAGTAGGTTTCGACTAAATCTAAATAAGGGTTAGCCAACGTTCCCGCTACTATATCCGCTTTAATTTTATCGAGTAGTTGCGTTCCCGTGTATTGCTGTATATGAATATCTTGAGCGACTTTAATCCATTGTATGAATGTATCGGTGTCTATGTTTCCGTTAAGTGCGGTAAATCGCACCAAATCGTCTCGTGTTATTAGTAATGCTTCTGCCATTTCTATTTAGGTAAAAATCCTCGGTTCGGCATATCTATCGGACGTGTCGAAACCAATGCGTTATTTTTAATTTTATATCCGAATTTTTCCGCTTTTTTAACGGCTATTCTTTTTGCGTTTGGAGAATTTACGTCTATTCCGAAACGGCTATCGAACTGCGCGTAAACTTGTTTATTCCAACGGTGGTGGCAATTTGGTCCGCCTTTATATAACCATATATCGTACGTTAAAGCGCCTTTTGGTCCAAAGCCTATTTGTTCGCCTTCCGCGTTTATATAAAACCCGTTAACTATACTTTTACTCATTCGCAAAATGTCTTCTTTACGATAAATCTTTTTTGCGCTTTTCATTAACCTACAAAAAGGACGTGTCTTACCGCTTTTCCCGCCGTCTTCGCCTTCGTAAACATAACGAGTAATAAATTTAACCCCGTCTATTGCTTCGTCTTGTTCGGACTTTGAATTAGGGTAAGCTACCCCCGTATTAACCAATTCAACTAACCTTGAGAATAAACTCTTTTCGCCTTTGAGCGTTTTGTTTTCTTCTTCGTCCGTGTCGTAATCTACGGGCGCTTCATCTATTAATAGCCAATTTTCTTGGGGTTGTTCTCCGAATTCCTGTAATGCTAAGGCTATTTGTTCTTCGGTGCTTTGTGCTTTTAACTCCGTGGCATCTGCTCCCGTTTCTTCGGTTACTTGTTCTTCGGTAGTTGCGTTTTCTAGGTCGGTAAATTCAAGCGGTTTAAGAGTTCTAAAGAATAGTTTTAAGGCTATTCCGTTAAAGGCTAAAACCTTATCAAAGGCTTCTAATATTTCGTCTTGAAAAGGCTTAATAACCATATTGTTAAAAAGTACAAACGAGTTTTGTAATTCGTCTGCGTTAGAACTAAATCCGTTAGAACTTGCAATCCCGAAAAGTAACGGACTTGTAACGTTATGACCTAACATTATTTTACGTAAGCATTCCTCGCTTAGGTACGTGTAATGGTCGGGCGCGTCGTTTAATGGAATATCGTCTACCGTTGTTTTAGATTCCGAGTTTAGGTTAAAGGCGACAATTACTTTTTGACCTTTGGAACCCGTTAACTTGCTTAATACTTTTTGACTAATTAAGTCTTGCTGTTCTTCCGAAGGAACTCCGTTGTTAAAGTTTACGACTTTAGTTCCGCTAAATCCGTTTTGAACTTCATTTATTAAATAGTCGCTTACTTCTTCTTCCAAAACTGCGTAAGGTATCGCGCCTTGGTAGTCGGGGTATGCGTAATATTTCATCCCAACCCCGTAAGGCTTAACAAACATTATTTCCACCTTGTCTTTTGAGTGTCCAAACGCGGGTATTCTAGTAGGTGGAAACTTACGAACGTCTTCCCAATTATCGGAATAAAAATAACCCGTTATTTCGCCTTTGTCGTT